TTACAGGCTCTGGAATTGGAAAAAATACAGAACATCTTTATCTTTGAAATCGCGGGGGAACAGGCGTTGAGCTTCATCAATCAGGAGAATAACATTCTTGATGCGCTTTATCTCCATAAGCTTTTCAAAATTAGCAACAGTAAAGAACTGCTCAACGGTGTATTTGCCCTGAATCCCTTCGTCAGGGTTGCCAATCAGCTGGGGAGAATCAAGGCGCAGGTGCGGGACTTTCAGACCGTCGATGTTTGATATAACAAGTACATTATCTTTTAGGTGAAACTCTTTATAGAAATCATCGAAGGTAAAGAACTTCGACAAATAATTGACCATATAGAAAGACTTACCAGAGCCGGGAACGCCGGTAACTATGGATATCATAAAGCACCTATATCTTAGCGAAAGGAATCATCTTAAGAGTTACACGAAGAGCAAGTGCGCCAATAATCACAGAGAAAGCAGCAGGAACTTGAAATATGTCTAACAACCAGCCCATGAAGCCAGTGAAAGTCATTGAACCGTTGAGCGTTTGAATATCTCCACTCTTTGAAGAAGCGAAATTAAACACAATCTCTAGTACGTCATACATGATGTTGTTAATAAGAACAGGTACGACAACTATAAAAAGCGTTGACAGAACAGCTTTTATAGCAAGCCAGCCGATAACCTTATCAGCAAAGATACGAGCGGCAAAAGTACCTATAAAGCCAATGAGTGCGCCCATTATTTACCCCCTGACCACGATAAAGACTGCATAAGCATGAGACAGCACCAGAAGGACAACACCGCAGCCAGCCAAGACAGACTGCCAGCGGGTGAAATCAACCGTTATCTCCTGCCCCCAAAACGTGCCGAAACTAAATAACGCCTGCTGATCGGTCGTGTTGATCTGGAAGGAGCGCACAATACCGAGAAGAGGGGAGTTGTCGAAAAAGGTATTCATCAAGCCGGTGATGTTCTTTTGATCTGGTGTATTGATTGTGGAATCGTAGGTATTAGCTGGGCCGAGATTAGCCGTCGCAGTGTCAGCGGCAGCAGTGGCTTCAGCGGCAGCAGCTTCAGCGGCAGCTTGTTCTCTTTGTGCTTCAGCCTGATCTAGTTTAGCCTGATCTAACTGTTGGGCAAGAGTTGCATTAGCAGGGTCAGTAGCTAAAGCATCTTCTAATTGTTCGACTGTTTGAGTTGCTACATCGGTTGCGTTTTGTGCAGCAAGCATGCGCGAATAAAGTTGCATCAATTCGGGAGTGATACCAGTTACAGAGCCAGCCTCACCACCGGCAGAAGGAAAACCACCAACAATACCAGACGGAACAAGATCGCCAGCAGCAATAGCTGCTTTTATATCAGCATCAGCAGCAGAAGTAAGGTTGCCATCAGGGGCGAGTTTATTAGCAAGTTCAGGATCAGTTAAAGGAGTTGTGCCAGGTACAGGAGTAACAGGTGTAAGCGTAGGGGAAACCCTATAAATTAAAATCCAAGGACGAACAGCACCTGTAAAGATTTGCAGAGTACTTGTTTCAGCAGAATAAGTATCTTGAAGCTTTTCACATGCAGTACCATCATTAATCAATCTATATGTGGGGCACCATTCTGTGTTTGAAATTATTCCATCAATTTGCAAATTTTGACCATCAAAAGAAGTTACAGAACCAACAGGTAACGCTTCAACAGTTGCAGGGGGGGGAGTAGCAAAAGAATCTTTTAAAGCTTGATATTTATCGGGTAGAGATTCAACCAGATTACGTAAAGCGGGAATATCTGTAACAAGAGAAGCACCAACAGCATACCCACCAGCAAGAGCAATACCCCCAACAGTAACAGGAATAATAGCGGGAACAGTAACGACACCAGTAGATGCAGAAGCAGTGCCAACAGAAGGAACACCAGCAACCGCAGAGGAAGGAATTATAGCAGAAACACCGCTAACAGTAACAGCAGCACCCGTTACTGATACACCTACTTTTATAACTTCAGCAGGGATAGCAGCTTTTGAATCAACAGGTAAGCACAGGAGAGCAGATAGAAAAAAAAAGACGGTGTAGAAAACACGCATGATACACCCCTTTGAAAAGAGTAGGGGCGGCAGATCGCCGCCCCTGTTTGGTGCAGGAAATGCTAGCGAGATGACAGCAGCCCTTGAACCTTCTTGAAGCCCCAGATACCGGCCAGCACGATCAAGACAGTGCCGCCGATAGCGTAGAACACAGCGTCAGAGCCGGTGATACCGGTCTGAATTGCGGTCTGCTGGGTAGCATCCAGAGCGGCCAGAGCGGACGAAGCGGAGAGAGCAACAACGGAAGCGACGGTAAAGACTTTTTTAAACATGGGTGAAACCTCCTTTTTTGTATGTGCCCTTATGGGCTTGGTTATCGGCTGGACAGTAGCGACTTCAGGCGCCTAAAGCCCCACACGCCAGCCAATACGACAGCGATTGAACCGACAGCGAACCAATAAAAATCAAGATCAAGCGTGATGTTCATATGCCCTTACTCCACAGCATCCAGACCAGAAAGCCAGCAACGACACCGGTCAGGCCCATTAAATAGTTGTAGTTTTCGGCTGATATATATGGGACGAGTTCGACCGGCATCGTCTTAGCTCCTGAACAATCTGAACAGCAGGGTAGGGCCGACAGAGATACAGCCCATCATGAACACCAGGGTAAAGAAGTAATCAAAGACCGGATTGCCGGTTATGTTAAAGACCGGGAAGGTCATTAGGCTGCTTTCTTCTCGGCTGCCGGTTCGGACTTGGCAACGATTTTGAATTCACGGGATCCGATGAACATGGAGTTAAAATCGGACATAATGAATTCAATGTCTTTGATGTAGGCGGTGGCCATCGTGCCGGGAATCAGGCGGCTAGCGTCGGGCGTGGGGTAGAAGTTGCGGAACTTGATCTGCTTGCCACCAGAGAGCAGCGTTACGAACTGTTGGCCGTTCTTCTTGCTGATCTGGGAGCCGACATAAAAACCTGAAAGCTTCATTTCTTCGATGATGATCTGTTTTTCTTCTGACATGGTGATTCCCCTTTCTGGGTTGGTTGTCTACGCAACAAGGCGCAGTTTGTAGGCTTCTTCCGGGATGGGCTTGGCGATTGCCTCGACAGGCCGAAACAGTGGGATGATTTTGCACTGAGCGGCTTTGGGGGCAGGGGTGGCAATGTCGATGCCGAACTGCAAGAAAAACTCGCGGTAGCGGTAGTACTGTGCCTTGGAGTACATTTCTTTGATGTTTTCCCCGTTACGCCAAGCGGAATAGATTAGTTTTTGTCGTCCGTTTAGATCGTTCATGTCGTCGTGCCTCAATTCAACAGATGTCGGGAATGTGATGTTGTCGATTCGTGTTTTCCAGGCGGCGTAAAAGTCGAAATTTTCCCAGTCAATTTTTTTTCCGTAGGTGTCATCAAGGTACTTGCCGCGAAGCACGACTTCGCAACGCAGCAGATCGTGTGCGTAAACTCTGAGTAATTGTTCTTGTTCTTGGTCGATTCGATGGGGGTTGAATGGGTGCGCGTTAATTTCTTTGGCTTTGTTGTAAAATTTGACGGCTGATCGTTTTGAATTCTGGTTGAAGTAGACAGTGGTTCCACGGTTGGCGGTTGGCACACCATAGCGGCCGTGGGCAAATTGCTTGATTGCGAGCAGGTAGGAGTCAACGTCAGGGACAGAGAAGTTGTATGTAATGTCAATACGGCGGACGCTGTATTGACCGAGTTCGAAAGCCCGTATGATGGATATATTGTTGAGGCGTTTGGCTACGTCGTAAATCCAGCGGGTGACGATTTCCCAAGAGTCACGACCGAAGAGGTTGTGAGCTTGAAGCCATTTGGAGGGGTTGCCGTCGATCTTGAGACCACGGGCAGAATTGCGAACAGTGACATTTTCAGAGAATGAGCCTTCGCCGTGTTTAAGCTGATAGGACAGTTCGGTCATTTGCTCAATTTCGCCGTCATGCTTGAAACGGCAAATGGAACCGACCGGGAGGTCGATATATAAATCTTCGAAAAGTAGGGTTGTCCAATCGATCACCGGAGCCCCCCAAGGAAGAAACCAAAAAAGAAAAGAAGATTTTTTTGAATTGAGAGGCCGTAATAGTAGCCACAAACAAAGCAGCCATAAGACTGATCTGCCGGAATGGGTTTACGGAGGGCAGAATAGATGTTCCCAGATTTGAAGCGATCAGGGTTGCCGATCTTGGAGAATGAGAGCCTGTAAAATAGATTGTGTAAGTGGCAAAAATCGGTTGAAATCTGACCTCACAGGAGGAACCGATGGCCACTACCGACG